TGAATATTCTCTTAACGAGGATAAATAAAAACATAACAAAGACAACGGTTATTGTCGTAAGACAAAAAAAGGTTGACAACAAGGCTCAGATAATATACTATAACCCAATGCTAGTACATAAACCCAGACGTACTAGCGAACATGGCACATATAAGGAGAAAACATTATGGCATCTTTAGCAGAAATTCGAGCAAAACTTCAATCTCTAGAATCGAAAGGTTCTAATCAACCGTCACAGCAAAGTGACAATGCAATTTACCCTCATTGGAACATCGACGAAGGAACAAGCGCAACACTGCGTTTCTTGCCTGACGGCGATACTACAAATGACTTCTTTTGGGTAGAAAGACAAATGATTCGTTTGACTTTCCCAGGAGTTAAAGGCGGGGATATGAAACCTGTAACTGTACAAGTACCTTGTGCAGAAATGTATGGTGACTCTTGTCCTGTACTAACTGAAGTACGTCCTTGGTTCAAGGATCCTTCACTAGAAGATATGGGTCGTAAGTATTGGAAAAAGCGTTCATACATCTTCCAAGGATTTGTTACTGAGAATCCTCTCAACGAACAAGCACCCGAAAATCCAATTCGCAGGTTTGTTATTTCGCCCCAGATTTTCAACATTATCAAAAGCGCATTAATGGACCCAGATATGGAAAACTTGCCAGTTGACTACGTCAACGGAACAGATTTCCGTGTTACTAAAACAACTAAAGGACAGTATGCTGATTACAGCACTTCAAAGTATGCACGAAAAGAACGTGCACTTGATGAAGCAGAACTTGCTGCTATTGATGCAAATAGTTTGTACACCCTGAAAGATTTTCTTCCTAAGCGTCCTGATCAAGCACATTTGCAAGCAATTGCAGAAATGTTTGAAGCTAGTGTTAATGGCGATCTATACGACCCAGAGCGTTGGGGTAACTTTTATAAGCCTTATGGAATCGAAGTTCCAAGCACTGCTGTTCAAGCAACAAGCGAATCAGCACAAGTTGCTCCTGCACCAACGCCTGCACCTGCACCTGCACCAGTAGCAGAAACTGCACCAGTAGCACAAGCTGAGCCAGTTGTAGAAGCACCAGTTGTAGAACCTGCTGCTCCTGCAAGTAGCAGCGAAAAGCCTAGCGCAGATGATATTTTGAATATGATCCGTGCTCGTAATTAAGGAGCTGAATCATGCAAAAACCATTTGATCTAAACAAGTTTCGTACTGGCTTGACAAAAAGTATTGCTGGAATCAGCGCAGGGTTTCACGACCCACAAGACTGGATCAGCACAGGCAATCACACGCTAAATTATTTAATTAGTGGTGATTTCCACAGAGGAGTTCCCCTAGGGAAAGTAAGCGTGTTTGCAGGTGAATCCGGGTCAGGTAAAAGTTTTATCTGTTCCGGTAATCTTGTGAAAAATGCACAAGACCAAGGATGTCAAGTTGTTCTGTTTGACAGTGAGAACGCTCTTGACGAAGAATGGCTTAAAGCATTAGGTGTTAAGACAGACCCAGAAAATTTGCTACGCATTAACGTTAGTATGATCGACGATGTTGCAAAAACTATGAGCGAATTCATGAAGGATTTTAAGTCTAATTATGCAGACTTGCCTTATGAAGAACAGCCCAAAATGTTGTTTGTAATTGATAGCCTGGGCATGTTGTTGTCGCCTACTGACGTTGATCAGTTCCAAAAAGGTGATATGAAAGGTGACATGGGTCGTAAGCCTAAGGCATTGACTAGTTTGGTGCGTAATATGGTCAACCAATTAGCACCTCATCCTATCGGACTCGTAGCAACTAACCACACTTATGCATCTCAGGATATGTTTGATCCAGATGATAAGATCTCAGGAGGCCAAGGGTTTATTTACGCAAGTAGTATTGTTATTGCTATGCGCAAGCTCAAGCTCAAAGAGGACTTAGACGGCAACAAAACATCTACTGTAAATGGTATTCGTGCGGCATGTAAAGTAATGAAGACACGATATAATAAGCCGTTCGAAAGTGTACAAATTAAAATTCCTTATGAATCAGGTATGGATCCGTATAGCGGATTAGTTGAAATGTTTGAAGCAAAGGGAATTTTAGAAAAAGTTGGAAATAAACTAGTATATGTATCTCCTATCACAGGTGAAGAAATCAAAGAGTTCAGAAAAGGATGGACTGGAGAAAAACTAGATATAATTATATCTGAGTTCGGTAAAAATCCTAAAGCTGATGCTTCCCTTGCAGAAGAAGTGCAGCTTGCCCCGGACGATTTAGAACCTAATGTAGAGGAGCTAGTGGATGAATCCTGATGTTCAGGTATTGGTTAGTATTTGGGACACATTAAAAACCTTTATCCCAAAGAAAGATCGTATAGAAGCAGCAGAACATCTTGTTCGTGTTGTGGATGAAGAACTTGATTTGGTTGGTATCGAGGACGATGTTAATTCGTTTGATACTGTGTTAAAGGCAGCTGTAAAGTCTCACTTCGACGTCGAAGAAGAAGACGAAGATTTCGACTGGGAGTAAATTATGGGTTGGTACCGAAACGTTGTTGACGATCTCAGTACCCTTGTTCAGTCCATTGACTTCTACGAGAACGAACTTGAAGAAGCCAAATACGAATGCCAC